AGGTTTTCGTACCTTAGATCTGTCTTATGCACCTTATTAAAAGAGGCGAGTGAGTACACTCGCCCGCTCGCCTCCCTGTCATGAGGTACATAAAACCTTATTAACGGTTTATTGCATCCCATTTATTTACCTCTCGGATTTATACTCATGTATCCTGTGGGCAAGTATCTTCTTGTCCGTTCGAACTGTCCCGCAAGCTCTTTTTTTGCTTTGTCTGCCACGGGTAAGGCTGCAAATTTTTCTTTTAGTTTTGCCGCGTTTTCTACTGCCGTTTCCGCTATGGCCTCCATGTCCCCTTTGAGTCTTACTGGGCTTGAGCTGCTCGACATGATAGCTTGCTGGATGCTCTGTGCTGCGTTTTCTGCGTGGCTCCATGCTTCGCTATGACTGCTCCAACTTCCGTCTTGTTTGATGCCCGGTAATGCTGTTGCTCCCAGTGCGCTGCTGGATGCCATGCCCATACTTGCACTCCCGATTGTTCCCTGTGCTCCGCTTGGAGTGCTTGCGCCGCCTTGCGTGTATGCTAAGATAGGGTTGATGCCTGCTTTTCGCATATCTTCGATGGCTCTTTGGTATGCTGTGTTACTCATTCGTTCTTGCCATGCTCTGTTTGTTGCTGCTTCTGCTGAATTAAAGCTCATGGCTGCTTGCTGCTCGATGTGATTGTATATACCTTGCTGGATTGCTCCTAAGGTGTTGTATCCCATTTGCATGAGCATGGAGTTACGGTTGTATTTTTGTTGTCCTGCCATGTTTCCTTGGCTTATCTGGTTTGCCAGTGCTGCAATGGTCTTGTTTATTTCGTCGTTTGTGCCGCTGTTACTGACACTTGCGCTGTCGCTTGAGCCTTGCGACCAGCTTGAGCCGCTGCTTTGACTGTTTGCTTGTCCTTGCTGTCCGTAACTTGAGCTTGTGCCAAACAGTTTATTTGCTGCTGCTCCCACTAGACTCGGCACTGCTGCTTTGAGAAGCCCCATTCCGAATGTTGCTAAAAGTCCCATAAAAATAAGCCCAGGGTATTGCCCCGGGCTTTCCCCCTTTCCGCGTTAGTGATGATCTACGAGTCCCGGAATACTGTACATGGGCATTGGTCTGACGCTTGTGTTGTCAATTATGGTGTCCATGATAAATTGCGGTTCGTTGTCTACTGCGAGAGTTCGCTGGATTTCTGAGTCTCCTTCTTTCATCCATGCTTGGCTCAAGCTCGGCGTTTTCGTATAGTTGTCGCCATAGTGCCAACTATCCAGCGTTCCGGTTGCGTTGCTTCGGAATTTGCCGCTGATTCTGTTAGGTTTCATACGGTACTCCGCCCATGCCTCTTGATAACCAAATGCCTGTTCGTCGGTGCTCGTACCAGTGAGATACAGCTCTTTTTTAAGTATCGCCTGTTCTCCCAGATTTGCAAAGACAGGGTAATAGAAATCCAGATTGGTTTTACGACTCCACATCCGTTCGAGCCCCTGCTGGTAAGTATGGTCATGCCGGATACAGCATACACCGATAACATAGCCGTGCTCTTCGAAACTCTTTGTAAACATACTGCCGTTGTACGGTGTGACGGATACTGCTGCTGTGTTGCCCTGCGGACTTTCTGCCGTCGTGCCGCTGGTCTGGATAACCTGACTCATGTTGATGGTGATACGCGTACCGCCCAGATACTCCGGGATTTGTACCGTTTTATCGCTGATTCTCGTGTGAAATAGCGAATAAATCATTTCGCGGTATCTGCTGCCGCCGCGTGCTAACTCTTCGTAGTACTTTTGTACCTGGAAAGCTTGTCTCAGCTGGTTGATGGTCGTTGCGTTGACCTTTGAGAGGTCTGCCATAAGGTAGTGTTGTGTTTCTGTTCCCTTCATTAATGGAGTGTCTAATGGAGTGTCTGGCCCCGTTACTGTGTACGTTCCCACTTTTTGTGCGTACTGTAAGCCTAATTTTGTGTAGACGGTATTATCATTCGAGTTGGTGTATTGTCTTGTATATATGTCGCTTGGGTTTACTGTTTTAAGGTCGTTGTCGAACGGCATGATTGGTGCGTTGCCGCTCAACGGGATGGTTACTGGTTCTCCCGCTTTCTGCGGGCTCGGCAGTGCGCTGGTGAAGTAGTCATGGAACTTGTTTACCGGCAGCGGTCTGCCGCCTGTGTATGCGTTTTGGAGAATGTATTCCAAATCCGGTGTTTCCGCGTCCATGCCCTTGCTCTCGTCGTCCGTGTAGTTTACGGTCGCGTCTGCCGTGCTGTTGATGGCTGGATTGTCTACGTTTTGGTCTCGAAACCACTCCTGCCAAATCATAGCATACGCTCGCATTGGCAGCGCGTTGACTGTAAAAGCTGTGTCTTCGCCTTTGCTTACCTTGGTTGGGATGCCCATGTAGTCCATGATGCTGCCCTCGAAAGGTGCTGGTTTTTCTGTCGTGCCGGTTACCTTGACTTGTGGAATGGTGTACTCTTGAGTCTGCGCCCACGGTCCAGTATCGTTTTCGCCCATAAAGCGCTTAAAGTGCTCCCAGATAATACGGCACGGGACGTTAAAATAATAAACGTCCAGATAACAGTTATCCATGACCGGGAAAATAGGCGTTGTCATGCGGATAATCGCCGCTTGGTCGATGCTGAAAGTATCTCCCGGTAACACTTCATCCACATAAAACGGAATTAGCTGTCCGGCGTTCATCGTCAATTTGACGTCCTGCCGCCTTTTAAAGCGACTTCGCGTGATGTCCAGACGTGGTACTTGGTTGAATCCTGCGTCTTTGTTTCTGTTCACTGCTTGGCCTCCGTTGTTTCTTCTGTGTTAGGCTCGGCTTTTGGCTTTTCTTCCAGAATGCCCAGATTTTTCGCCCATTCGAGCGTCCCGTAACTCGAGATAAACTTATCGACGTCGTTGTCGAATTTAAGCTTGATGTCTTTCGGCACCTCATCCCAGATTTGTTCTGCCCTCATCATGATGCTTTGGAGTTCCGCGAGTGTCTGCGGTGCCTCGGTGTAGTCTTGGATGCCGCCCCCGATGTCCGGTTTGATACGTGCTGCAATGTCCGGGTCGATGCTTGCTCGCCGAATGATGTTTTCTAGTTTGGTTTCTTCCAAATAGCTGTCGATTTCTGCCTGCTGGTCGATGGTCTGGTCGAGTCTCAGCACCTTTTCGCCTTTTTCGTTGCGTTCCCAAAGGTATGTGCGTCTCACGCTTTCCCCTGCTTCGGTTGGTTTTGCCGTTACGGTTTTGCGGTAGTTACTTACTGAGCGAAATGCCATCGAAAATGTTCTCCTTTGTCTCTTCGAATGTGCCGTTGTTTTCGTCGAACTTTGCGAGTCTCACGAGTCGGTAGTCGCTCGGCGTCTTGCTCATGATGTTGCGTTCGTCGGTCAGTGCAATTTTAAAATTGCGCTCGGCGACTTTGTCGTCTCTCTCGGTAAAGATCGTAATATAGCCCATTACGCAGTTGTCATAGATGCCATATACATTGGTATTCATTTTTTTTCTCTCCAATTTTTGATGATGTCGATGCCCATTGCGATGAGTGCAAAACTTGCGCTACATATTGCGATGGTGCTTGCGATTACTCCTATCCATATCATGGTGCTCACAGTCGGATTCCGCCTCTCATTGCACCGCTCCCCAGATTGATAGCTTTTGTCTTTCGTGCGGTTTTGTTGTAGATTTTTGCGTCTTTGGACTTGCGAACTTTACTCCTCTTCGCCATTGTTGATTCTCCTACGGATTTGTTCCATTTCGATGTCATTCGCAAACGCCTTTTTGCGGAATGCCATTTCAATGTAAAATTTTGCGTCTTCTATCGTTGCGGCTTTTCTTACGTGCTTGTATGTCGCTTCGATTTCCTTGTAAGTTCTTGCGAGTGTCGTCGCTAGCGTCGTATCGGTCTGGTCTCGTACGTTCCACGTTTTCACTTGGTTACTCCTCGGGCTTGTTGCCCTCTACTGCTTGGTAAATCTTATCCAACATGGCTAAGATTTTTCGGATGTTGTTAAACAGCGCGTTAATCTCCTTGAGAGTCAGAGCAAACACCTCCTAAAAAATTATTTTATATAAACGGTTTTGTAAAAAAAGCACTTTTGTGCTGTTTAACCTTGTTACTGTTCCATCCAATTTTCCGGGTCGAGCGCTTCTGTTGTCCCTAGCAGCTCTTTATTGATGCGGTAGCATCCGCCTTTGTTTCGGTCTATAACGTATCTGTATTTCGCGGTATCGTAGGAACCGGTTTCATCTAGTTCCCTTAAGGCTTTGACGCTCAGACGATTGATGGTACTCATTTCTATTCCTCCTTTCTTATCTGCATTATACCACAGTTTTTTGATTTGTCAAGAGGTTTTTAAACTTTTTATTTGAGGTCATGCGCTAGGCGCGGTGCGCCGTGCGAAGAGCATGACGTAACTTTTCGGTTTCGCTCGCCGGATTGCCTTTATTTGCTTTTTCAACATTTTCAACACTTTCAACAGG